CCCGGATTGGCCGGGCACCCGCAACTGGAGGAATGTAAGATGCGTGTAAGAGACAAAAGTACCGTTATCCCATGTGGACTTGGTGAAAGGAAGATTTATAGCCTTTCATCAGGTGAACACACTTCAACGCAAGTCACAGCTGCCTATCCTTGGAAGCTGAACGACAAACGTTGGATATCCGATGAAACTGGATATCGTGGGATTACTCACAACTGTATGCAGGATCGTATGACGTCGCGCTATATCCCTTATAACGGGACATATACCGGCAATACGGCCCGCGCTGTTTGTGACAACGCAAGCTTTATTTCTTACGGCCTAGCTGATATCTCGCGCCCAGGCTTTTCAGACTGGACTGCGTTTAATCAGCGCGCATTTGATGCCATGAAACCGGATCTTGAAACGGAGCTCAATTTGACGAGCTCACTGATCGAGTTAACGGACATCGCGTCAATTGGGGGCTTCTTGACTAATTGGTCAGGATCGCTCCTTCGCAAGATAGCTGAAGGACATTTAACTTATTCCTTCGCTCTTAGGCCCCTTATGTCAGATGTGCAAGGTGTTTACCAAGTACTTACGACATATTCAGATCGTATCAACAAGTTCCTTGCTGATCGACGGAAACCGCTCAAACGGCATTACACCGAGGGAGTGGCCACCGAAGAAATCACAGACAGCGAAAGCAGCACCTACGTGTCCTCCAAGTTTACTTCGGAGGTCAAACGAGAGCTGCACGCTACCATGCGCTACACGTACGACTGTCCTGACCTTGTTACTTTTGGCCAGAAGTTGAACGCTTTACGCGACATGCTAGGGTTACGTCTAGGCCCGAAACAGCTATGGGAAGCTATTCCGTTCTCATTTGTTGTCGATTGGTTTATACGTGTCGGCGATTGGATCGACCGGTACGAGAAACCATTGATCGAGCCTGAGATCAGAGTTACGGATTACTGTATCTCTGAACGAATAACGTGGAAATCTGAAAGGAAGTTGGTGTACCAGTCATCGAATGATCGACTGGAACATACTGATTTCCAAGAAGAAGGAAAACGTTATTGGCGTAAACGTTGTTTGCCAGACGCAGGAAACACCTTCGTTGAACAAGGCCACTTTGGCCTCAATCAACTGGCGTTGTCTGCATCGCTTTTCACGGTATTCCGTGCAAAGTAGCAGTCAGCATTTCTTCTAATGTTTTAGTAAGAGAGGTACACCTCATGACCATCCAGCTTACAGACGGCACGAACACCGCAGATTACGTAACCATTTCAACTTCAAGAAATGAATACATTTTCCGCGACGATTCCTCAACCCTTCAAAATCCAAGGACCTTGAGGGTCTCCCATCAGGTTGCAAATTCGCCTGATGGGGTTGACCGTCATCTTGTGCAAATGGTTCGCAATGATGACGATGAGGACGGTAACCCCATTCAGGGTTCCGTTCATGTCGTTCTCGCTGCCCCCCGGACGGGGGTAACCAAAGCAAATCTTCTGCTTCAGTGGGAGATGCTGCGTCGATTCGTCGACGCACAATTTGACGAGCTCTACGACGGCTTTCCGCCAACGCAGAGTTAATGCCAAACTGGAGTCTTCATGAGGTGGCTTGGAGGTATACCTTATGGTTAACCTGAAAAGCCAGGTAAGCATCATGCTTGGCCTCATGAAAAGTCTCTTAAGTGATCTTCGTATTCATCACCAGCTACCACCTCGCGAAACTGAACGTGATTTTGCATACATTCAGGCTCGCACACGCGATGAATCTGCGTGTTTTCTGACCAAAACGCTGCCGCGTTTAGGTAAAGCCTTTGATCAGGCTCTCCTTACCGGCAAGTTCCAGGGCGTCCCGGGCTTCAAGAGCCGGGGGCGCTCGACGCTTCCGCACTTTATGCGGTGGGCGTTCGAACAAGTGTTTAGTCAGGATGGGTTAATAGCTACAAGACCTAATGTCGCTGCCATTCAGGACATCAGGCAGGTCTGCTACTTGTTTTACAAGTATCAGTTACCTTACGAAGACAGCCTCGTTGGCCGAGCCATCAAGGAATTCCGGGAGGTAGATCAATCCCTCCCCCTTGACTTCGGTGACTCGGTAGATGCAATGTCAACCATTTACTACGCAAAGGAGGTTACAGGTGAAATCCTACAGGATTTTCAAACCAGAACCAACCAGCCAGCAAATGGGCCCGGTGCGGTGGCTAACCGCATTAGGCCGTGGGATCGGTACGTTCCGACAGCGTATTACGCTGACTTGGATCGGGCCTTCCCTTACGATCGCATGTATTTCTATAGCGATCGGCATCTGTTTGATTGTTTTGATGATTGGTTTAATTTAGATGAGAGACCTTACGGCATAGCAAAGCTTATGGCTGTGCCAAAGGACTCACGCGGGCCACGTTTGATCTCTGCTGAGCCGTCAGAATTTATGACGTACCAACAGGCGCTCAAAAACGAGCTCGTACCCTATCTAGAAAA